GGTGCTACTCGTCAGGCAAAAGGTGATGCTCTAGTTAACGCGATCTTTGACGCTCGTGTTGGCTTTGAAGAGAAGGATGTAAGTATCGACGACATGTACGCGGTATTTACTCCAGAGGATTATTACCTCCTTACACAATCAAGTCGTGCTATCAACGCTGACTTTGGTGGATCTGGAACCATCGCAGATGGCCGCACATTACAAGTTGCGGGTATTCCGATATTCAGTTCAAATCACGTCACTCAGAGTGCTTACACGCTTGTAGCGGGTGATCACAACGCTGATTACGCTCAAGATTTGAGCAAGACCAAAGGACTTATCTTTAATAAAGAGGCGGTCGGAGTAGTTTCTCTACTTTCACCTTCATTGCAGATGACTGGCGAAGAATGGCGGGTTGTTCACCAAGCGGATTTACTCGTAGCGAGACAAGCACTGGGAATGGGAGTTCTTAGAGCTGAGTCAGCTTGTAAGGTTGTAATCCCTTAAGTAGATTAAACTTGGATGGATTGCAAAGCAGGGCCAGTGAAAACTGGCTCTTTTTTTTGCTACCTAATACAATGAACGCAACGCCCTCGTAATAGTTTTATGGGTTTACAAAACCAATCAGCCGTACCAGGGAGATCGACTCTTTTAGATGCGGTAAATATTCTTTTAGAAAATATTGGTGAACAACCAATAAACACCTTGGAAGGTGAGCAAATTACAGATGCTCGTATTGCTGAGAGAACACTTCTCGAAATGCACAAGGAAGGTCAAATTAAAGGATGGAGCTGGAACACAGAGAATGATTATCCATTTACTAAAAGCTCTACAACTGGAGAGGTAACGATTCCAGCTAATGTTTTGAGGTGGCAGTTAGATGAATATATATATGCCAATCGTTACGTTTTAAGAGGTCAAAAGTTATATGACACTGAAACAAGAACCACAGTTCTGGAGGATCATATTAATGAGATTTTAGCCAATGTGGTTTGGGGTTTCTCTTGGGATGATTCGCCAGAGGCGTTTAATAGATGGATAACAATTAGAGCTGCAAGAGTTTTCTCGGCAAGGGTTTTAGGTTCAACTGATTCATTTAGATATACAGCAGAAGATGAAAGAGCTGCTCAAGTTGTTCTTGAAAGAATGGAGCTTCAGCAGCAACAACCAAACTTGTTAACAGGAGATCGGAACTACTTACCTTTCCCAACTTATGCACCTGCTAAAGGATTAGCTACTCGTAGAACTAGCCTTGGTATTCGACTCTAATGGCATTACGTTCTTATTCGATTCCTAATCTTTCTCAGGGAATCTCACAACAACCAGACGCTCAAAGAGATCCATCACAAGGAGAGGTACAAATCAATGGAATGTCGTCAATTGTCGAGGGATTACGAAAAAGAGACTCCTCTCAGGTCTTGGCTGAAGTCAGTAGCACCAGCTTTGGAGACACTTTCATCCATAGTATTCTTAGGGATAATACTGAAGAATATCTTGCAGTTGTAAGCAATAACGATGTTAAAGTTTTTGATCTTGAGGGAAATGCAAAGACTGTTAACAAACCAAGCGGGGTTGGTTATTTAAGCACGATTACCAATGCTCGTTCGGATATTCGTTGTGTAACAATTGCTGACTATACATTTATTACGAATGTAAAAAAAATTCCTGCGATGAAGGCTGCTACGGCCCCCGCAACTGCGCGGCCTAGTGCACATGAAGCATTGGTATGGGTCAAGGGGGCAAGTTACGGGAACGAATACAGATTGACTGTTAACGGAAGTAGTGCAACAGTTCAAACTGCTGTTGCTGCTGTTGTTTCGTCTGGTGGAAGTGTTACTGAGAATAGAATTAGCTCTAAAGAAATTGCTGAGTATTTAAAAAACAACGTTAGTGCTAGTGGTGTAACCATTACTCAAAGTGGTTCGGTACTTCATTTAACGTCTGCGAACGCAATCACTCTTGAGGCTACAGATGCTAGAGCGAACCAAGATATAACTGTCTTCTTAAGAGAGGTACAGGCGTTTACGGAATTACCAACCATTGCTCCTAGTGGTTATCAGATATCAGTTATTGGCGATCCAGGCAATAACTATGATGGGTATTACGTCGAGTTCAAACCTAAGAGTGGAACGTTTGGGGAAGGATCATGGACGGAAACTGTTAGCCCTGGCGTTGAATACGAGGTCGATGAGGATACAATGCCTCACGTTTTGGTGAGGTTGGCAAATGGTCAGTTCTACTTTGGACCCGCTGATAAGAGTACTCAGGCTGGAACTGAAATGCCTAAGTGGGGCAATCGGATAGCTGGTGATTATTTAACCTCTCCTGATCCGAGCTTTATAGGTTTTCCTATTAATGACATTTTTATTTATAAGAACAGGCTTGGATTCTTATCAGATGAAAATGTAATTCTTAGCCGAGTCAGATCATTTTTTGAATTTTTTCCTGAAACAACGACAACCATATTAGATACTGATCCGATAGATGTTGTAGCAAGTAATAACAGGGTTTCTGTCCTTAAATATGCTGTTCCATATCAGGACGAATTAATACTATTTAGTTCGCAATATCAATTTAGATTTAATGCCGCTGAAACTATTTTAACTCCAGCGACAGCACAAATAACTGTTTTAACTCAGTTTGAAGTAGATACAAATGTAAGGCCACAACTGGCAGGTGGCGGTATTATCTTTGCACAATCAAACGGTGATTTTTCTCAATTTAGAGAGTTTAGTGTTCGTGGAGCTGGAACAGCTCTGACTGCTGACGCTCAAGATTTAAGTGGATATGTATCGGCTTATGTTCCAAGTGAGATGTTCAAGTTAACGGTGAATGATACGTCGAATGTGATGTTTGGAATAAGTGGGAAAACAGGCCATGAAAGTAGAATTTATGTTTACAAATACTTTTTCAGAAATTCAGGTCAAGGTACTGAACGCGCTCAATCAAGTTGGAGTCATTGGGACTTTGCAGGAGTTGATGAAATCCTTCAGGTGTTAGCTATTAGGGAAACTCTTTATTGCTTAATGAGATATGGAACGAAGGTTTACTTGGAAACTATCTCTGTAATGGATAGATCTCAAGAGCCTTTAGCTGGTTCTCCATATCCTTTACTTTTGGATAGGCGTGTCTCAACTACCACTGAAACCCCGACAGGGATGAGAGTTTCAGCGGGTACTTATGACGCAAATACAAAGAAAACGACATGGACATTACCATACACAATTGCCTCGGAAACGCAGGCATGGAGTGGTTACAGTACGTCACAGAATGGAGGTGTATATCTCGGTAAAGCAACAAGTGGAAATCAGATTATTGCTAATGGTGATTGGTCTACTTCTCCCATTTATTTTGGAGAAACTTATAACTTTAGATATCGTTTTACACGTTTTAAACTTTATAAAGACATAGGAGGAGGTAAAGCAGCAGCGAACGTTGAGAGGACTCAAGTTCGCCACGCCAAACTTCGTTATCATGAATCACATTATTTTGAAGTTCATGTTCTTCCAGAGGGAAGAGATACAGGTATTTATAAATTTGACGGCACAAATCTTGGATCTAGAGACTCAACTTTAGGAAGTGCATTGCCTAATGGATGGACGATAGATGATGAAAGAATTTTTGAAGGAGTATTCAATATTCCGATAATGAGCAGAGGGGAAAGGTGCATGGTTGAAATCCAAAACGACACTCCACATCCTTGTAAATTCTCTACTTGTGAATGGGTTGCGTTAATAACTGGAAAGGCAAGTGCTTTAAGATGAGATGGATTAAAGCCGACGCTAATGTTATTTACGGGGTTGGAGATAACATAAGGCAAGAAGATGAAATTGAAGTGAATTTAAGTCATGGAATTTCTGGTTTAGAAGCATGTGAAAAATGTTTTTTAAGTTCTAATATCATCCAAGGAATTGAAGGAGATGATGGTGATCCCGTTGCTATTACTGGGGTAGTTGATTCCTATATCTGGTTACTAGGCACAGACAAGCTTACAGCGACCAAACATCACAGGTGGCAACTATCACTTTATGGTCGAGAATGGGTAGAGTATTGTCTTGAAAAAGCAGGTGGAATGGTGGAAAATTATGTTTATTCAAAGAACAGACAATCAATCCGTTGGTTAAAACATTTGGGCTTCACTATTGAAGAACCAAAACCTTACGGGGTTGAGGAAGAATTGTTCTGTCATTTCTGGAGGAAGGCTTAATGGATGCAATTACAGCTCTTTCTTTGGTCCAAGGTGGATTGGGTTTTCTCCAAGGGCAATATGCTCATGCAGGACAAAAACAAAAGTATGCAAATGATGTCGCCTACAAAGAGGCGATGGATGAATATTCAGGTTGGGCAGCAGAGTTGCAAGCCAAGCAAACGAATGTCAATCAGGATTATGCTTATTGGGGAGAGCGTTTAAATTACGGTCAACAAGTAACACATGCTTACAACTTACGAGCTGTTGAATTATCTAAGTCAATCGCACAGGCTGATTCTGTAGCTGAAACAAGAACGGCGGCAGGAGCAAACTATATAAACAAGGCATCAGCAATACAGGCAAGACATGAGCAAGAAGCCATGTCTGAAGCTATGGCTATGTTCCATACGAAAGTTCAAGGGTTAAGGAATAGAGCTTCTATTGGAGCACTCGGAGCTAATGGAGTTGGAATGGTTGATGCTTTGCAAAGGGATGTGCAAAGACAAGTAGGTAATAAGGCAACTATTTCTGAGATCAATCAGCAATTTAGAGATGGTCAATACACCAGAGATCAGGCGGGAGCAATTGCAGGGTATTTAAGAGATTTCAATTCTCAAAAGTTTTACGAGGCTCAAGAAATTTTGGACCCATTACCACCGTTCCCACCAATACCTGCATTGGTTGGAGCTGTTCCTCCATCAATGGTTGGCAGTCCTCCGAGTTCTTCTGCTGCGTTCTTGAGTTCTGTCGCTGGTGGTTTCAACGCTGGCTTGAACACTTACGTCGGTCTTAAAAGTATTCCTGACTAATGGCAAAACAACAACGAATTGACCCAGGCCAAATCACTCCTTCTGCAAAACCTGTAGAAGCTTTTACTAGGCCGACTCCTAAAGATGTTGCTCCTGCTGCTCAATTAAGGCAGTTCGGAAACCCAAAAGGAATCAATATTATTCAGCGTGGCAATGTTCAAAACGTTCAGGGCTTTAACAGTTTCCAGCAATTATCTGAAGCCGTTGGAAAGTTAATTCCTGCCATTGACAAAGGCATGAACCTTTATGCCAGTACTGAATATGAGAAGGGTAAAAGTGAACTTCAAAGGGCTTTTGACAACATAAATAGGGAGCAAGTTTTTAAAGGAATTGAATACGCAACTACCAATAGAGAAGTTGAGAAACAAGATAAATGGGCTGGCATCCAGATGGATGAGCTTAATTATTTCCGAAGGGCTGGAGTTAAACATCAATCAAGTGTGATAACGGCTCAATTTGTGAAGCCTATGTTTAATCACGCATGGGCAACTGAAGGATCAAAATTAGCTGGATTAGATCATGGTCATCCAGACGTTTTGAAAACGAAAGCAAGAGTCACAAATGCCTTGATGAATATCCTTGGTGTTGATGAAAGTTCCCCAGGGTTTACAACAAAAGTCGTACCAGAAATTAATAAGGAATTTGCACACTTCCAAGAGAAACATTTCCAAGCAAATTTAAAACTAAAGAAATACGCAAAAGAATATCAAACTGCTTATGGACTTGAGCAGATCATGTTGAATAACAAGGTAGGTCCGAACTATCAAGATCTAGATGTATTAAAAGAAAAAGTTCATGGCTTTATAGAGCAAGCACTTTTAGAGGCTGGCCTTGGTGCGGATGGATTGCCAATGATTAAAAAAGCAATTCTTTCAACTGCGAAAAATCTTCAATTAAGAAGTAAGGATGATCCAAGAGCGATAAGAGCATTAAGTCTTTTCTCTCTTATGCCTGCTGGTCATGGTTTAAAACCAGATAAAACTTACGGATCAAAAAGAGGAGAGAATCCTGACGACATGAGATATTTAATAGGTGATTTATTTGGCCCAGAATTAGAAGTTAAGACTGCTGAAATTGATGAGGCTTATTACAAAAAAAGAACAAAAGAACAAAAGAATGGGAAGGCAGTTTTTGAAGAAAACTATGGGGACAAATTATTTGATGCTGTTGTCTTAGGAGATCCAGCAACTATTCAAAAAGTTTCAGATGATATATATAAAAACGAAACATTATTTCCAGAGTTTGATAGATCTCAAAAGGCTAATTTTATTTCAGAAATAACCGAAGCAGCGGAAAAGGAAAAGGAGCGAAAAGTAAAGCTTACTAATGATGCGGAATGGAATGATTGGTATAACAAATGGTCTTTGACTGCTGGAAACGAATGGAATCCAGAGCAAGCAAATAAAGAATTTAATTCCTTCTACGAAAGGATTCCATCTACTAAATATAAGCTTGAGCTCTTAAAACAGAAAAAAGCTCTCTTTAAAACTCAAATAGAAGATAAAGACAAAGCTTATAACAATACACGCATGAATAATTTAATCAAGGATGAGATCAAGGTGATTACTGAAAGATATTATCCTGAATTAATGAAGAGAATTCTATCTGAAGGTGGAGATCAAGATGTCCTTGATTTCATGGTTAATAATGATTTAAGTGAAGCGGAAGGTATTAGAAATGTAAAAACCAAAATAACAAGTGGAGTGCTTAATGAGATTGACGATAGGCTGCAAAAAATAGGCCCAGGTGGTTCGATTTCAGATCAAGAATTGCCTAATATTGTTAGAGAAGTTACTGATAGGATCCTTGCTAATGAAGAATCAGTAAAGCAACTTTTACCAAAAAGTTTTGATTTAAAGCCTAAAAAAGAAGAAGAACAAAATGTAATTGTAGAAGGTAAATATGGTTTTAATATGTCACCTAAAGATGAAGATTTAAAGAATTTAGAGACACAACCTATCTTTAGTATTGATGCTATTGAGCGTATTTATAATAGACAAGATGAGAAGGCTGGTAATTATAATTATCATTTTAGAGATACAGCTTCAAGACTAGATATTAGCCCAGAACAACTCTTATTAATTCACTTAAATTACTACAAAGATAATCCAAAAGTTCAAGAATGGTTCCCCGATGAAGACGAATTAAGAGAACTAGAAATATCAGGAAATCAAGCGCAAGGAATGATTGAAGGAATACGTACGGCTGCACCAGGGCCAACGGCTCTGGCATCAACGAGTCGCTTATTTGAAAATGTTCTTTTGGGGGTTTAACCAATGACAACAACACCTTATGGAGATGCCCCTCAGCTCGGCAATGAAGTTTTAGATGACGAGGAAGAACTAAAAGATCCAAACGTAATTACGCCATTAGTCGAGAAACCAAAGGAAGAAGAAAAAACTTTAAGAGAAACATTGCCGAAATGGACAACCGATCCGTCGGTTATGAAGAAGGCGAATTGGTTCCAAAAGATTGGACATTCACTTCTGTTTGGTGATTATCACCCTTCTCATTTAACTGGTTTAAAAGTAGGAGATAAGCCTTACCTAGATCACACGAAGTCAGAGCTTAAAGAATTGTCTGGTAGAGATTTTATGAAGATGACAGCGGATAGAGCTAAAGATGATGCCATTACTGAGTGGAATATTTTAAATGAAAATATTAAAGAGAAGAACTGGGGCCAGTTAGCAACTAGACCTATATATGGCGCAACAAGAGCACTTCCTTTTGGAAGAGATATTTCTAATACTCTTTATTTAGGTTTACCGACTGCGGTAACTGGTACGGCTACATTCGTTGGCAGGAACACGATTGGAACAGCATTTCCAGGGATTAAAGAGCCCATGGAAAATTTAGAACAATCAATAAATGATGCTTTTTATGGAGGGGCAGGAGAACTAACAACAAAACTCCAAGGTGAAATGACCAAGGAGGAAAGACAAGGAGATGCTGGCAGGACTGAATTTGTTTCTGCCTTAGTGTCGGCTCCGTTTTGGCTTAAAAATTTAAGTTATTTAGGCAACTTAAAATACACAAAAGGTCTTGCTTCTTTATTTGATCCAAGAACAGCCAAGACAGGATGGGGATTGGTGAGAAAAGGTTTTGCTTTTAGACTTCTTGAGGAAATAACGACAGGAATGTCTACTGATCCAAGGATTACTGGTAGTGCAATTAGCTTTTTTAGTGAAAAACTAGACCCTGCAATGCAGCAAGGGATTACTAGGGAGCAAGCTTATTTAAGAAAAACTACAATTGATTCTGCTTTAGCCGTAGTTATTGGCGGTGCTGGTGATCTAGCTGACGGTCTTAAGCTAGACCAGAACTTAAAACTCAAAGAATTTCTTGAAACATTAGCAGCTAAGCGAAAGGAAGCGCAGTTAAACGTAACTTCTGGTTATAGAAAAGGTAAAGTACAAAAGTCTTATACAAGGAAGGCTACAGATACAAGAGATTTTTTAGAAAAAGAAGGTGTAATTAAAAAAGATGCTGATGGTAAGTATTCAAATGGAGATGCCGTAAGACCTCAAACTGCGGATGAAGCAGAGGAATCTTTAACTAATAAATATATTCCAGCAGACAATAGCAAGCCAGAAGTAACCACTATTGTTGAGACGATTAAAGATAATACAGACCTTGCAGGCAAGCTAGAAATTCAAAGAAGAACGGCGGCAGGAGAGGACACAACGGAAGTTGTTGCTGATGTAACTGGAAGAGAGCAAACAGCAGCATCTCCAGACGCAAAGTTTGGTTTAAGTACAGCTCCAACTTCTTCTTTGTCTGGGTCTAAGTATTATGAAGAGCTTGAATCAATTGATACGCCAACTCTTAGAGCTGTAGCAAGTTCTGACGAAGCATTTGCTTTAGATGTCTTATCTCTTACTGGGAAGGAGCCTTCTGAATTAAATCGTTTAGATCTAATTGAAGCTTTTAAAAAATTAGAAGAGACAAAAGGAATCTCAGTATTACCTAATCGTTTAGCAGGCCAACAAGTAGCTTCTCTTGCTGAATTATTTACTGATCCAATTCGTTTTCAGTACAAGCAAGGAGTAGATGAAGTCGGTGTTCAAAAAGGTGCTTCTTTAGAAGGTGTTCAAAAGTGGAATACTGACTTAGAAGATGCGGTTGACGTATGGAGAGATCCTGCTGATGGTAAAACTTATATTGTTAATGGTCATAACCGAAGGGCATTAGCGGAGAAATTAGGAATACCAAGTTTAAGAATTAATTACATAGTCGCTAAAACAGCAGAGGAAGCGAGGGTTAAAGGTGCTTTAGCCAACATTGCCTCTGGGTCTGGTACTGGTGTCGATGCCGCGAAGTTTTTCAAAGCAAAAGGGTTTACTTCTCCAGACGAATTAGCAACTCTAGGTCTTCCTTTGGCTTCAGGAAAAGCAACAGAAGGATTAGCTCTTTCAAAATTACCTGACAATATTTTTCAAGATTTTATTGATGGCAAGCTAACCAGATCTAAGGCAATGGCTTTAGGTGGAAGTGAGATGGATGAAGCGGGGATGCAACAGGCATACAAGATGTTGCAGTCCAGAGATATGTCTGATGGAACTTTCTCTCAAGTAATTGAGCAAGCAAAGTTATCACCAACAATTGAAGGAGATCAGGTTGATTTATTTGGTAATACAGAAACTTTGAATTTGATGGTCGAGAAAGCGAAGCTTGCAGATCGTATTGAAAAAGATTTAAAGAGCGATAAAGTTTTATGGAAAAAAGTTCAAGATAATAAGAAAAAATTAGCAGAAGGTGGCACAAAAGTTGGAGAAGGAACTACTCAAATTGTTTCTGATACAGGGTTAGCGGTTGATCAATTCAAAGCGCAGAAATATACACAAACACGTTTAAGTCAATTACTAAATGATGGAGCCATTGAGCTACAACAAGGAGGAAAGATTGGCCCTATCAAAGAAAGAATCCAACAGGAATTTGTTGCAAGTTTAGGTGATGCAGAACTTCAAAAAGCGATAGACCTTCCACCAGCTCCAAAGCCACCAGATCCAACTGGAGATGAGTTAGTAAAAGATATAGCTGTAAATGCTTTAGAGAAAGGAGAAGCAAGAGCCCCTTCGACGACTATCCCGCCATCGCCTGAAGTTGAAGATATTGATTTAAATAAAGCCTTTTCAAATTTATCAACAGTAGATAATGACGAATATCAAAAATTACTAAAAACTGAACAACGTTTAAGAGAAGAACAAGGACGTATAGATCAATCTATGGAGGCCGACAAATTAACAAAAGAAAGAGATGAAAGTGGTTACTACGAAAAAACCTATGAAGAAAAGAAAAAGGCTGGTGTTTTAGATGCGTTCAGAGAAGATGTAAAACTCAACGAAGGTTTTCAAGAAGTTGAAAGAAATACAAGATCAATGTTTGGTATTGAGTCAACACAAGTCCCTCAAGAATTAATAGTTAAAATTGGCAAGATGGACGATAAGACTCTTGCTGGTCAAATTGATAAATTTACGAAGAAGAAATTAACAGAAAGAAAGATACAAAATAGATTGAAAAAAATTACTGATTTTGAGTCTAAACAAGAAAGATTTTATGAAATTAATAAAGATATGGATAGGGAGTTTCAGTTAAGCCAAGATGGAAATACAAGATTGATGAGCGCGGATGAAAGAACAGCATTAGACGCTGAATATGATGAAGCTAGGGGAATAGTAGGGCAGAGAGAAAAACTAAGATTAGACAAAGCAGAGGAAGAACTTAGACAACACAATTACTATCAAGCCTTACAACGTGAGAAATGGAAAAGAGAGATTGTTAATTTTGAAGTAGAGAATAAAAAGATATTTGAAGGTGCAACTGGAAAAGCATTTAATCGTTTAGTTGCTGCGATGGATAGAACTCTTGGGCATGAGTGGAAAGGTGGTCTAGATACTGCTGGTGATGTTTTAAACCTTTTAGATGTAGCAAGAAGATCTTCAGAAGTTGCTGTAATTAAAGCCTTAGAAGATTTTGAAAAAGTAACTACTTCTAAGAGTGGTAGAAGATTAAATGTTGACGAACAATTCCCATTTATAAAACCATTTTTAAGTAAAGATCCTGAGTACAGGGCAAAAATAAGGAAGCAAAAATTAGAAAAGAAAAAACTACAATCGTCTGTTACTGGTATTGATTACACAAATGGTAATTACGACGAAATGTATTACAGAAGATATTTAAAGACCCTTCAAGATAGAAAAGCAATTATGGCGGCAGATTCTTTGGCAGAGTATGGAGCTCGTATTTCAGATGAATTAAATGGACGGATATTCCAATCAAAAGTATTAACGAATGAATTGTTAACAGCCATGAAAGATGCTCTGCATATTTCTGGAATACCTCTTAATAACTTAAAAGTTTTTGATGATATAAATCTTTTAGATAGGTTTGGGGCTGAAGAATTAGCGAGAACTACTGCTGAGTGGGATGCAGGAAGAGCTACCTTTATTTCTCGAAATCCTGATGATCCATTAGCGAGGACGGCAGCGGGTGAAACTGGAGGACTTTACGTTCCGATTGATTATTCGGAGAAAGTTCAGCAGTCGATTTATCTTGCTTTATACCCTGCCTTAAACCAACGACTTGGAGGCTTGCTATCCAACGCGCCACAGGGAGGAAGACCTTTCTCATGGACTTTGTATCACGAAGCTTTTCATGGTGTTCAAGATCTTATCA